ATTCCTAATGTTTGTATCGCTAAAAGATTACCATCTATTCCCATTTTCTTAAGAACTTCCACTTTATCTGCTACATCAGACATTCCCATTTCGATCACAGTATGCTCGTTAACATCTTGTGGCCACTGACAATAAGTGCCGGGAAAAACGCCATACTTCATTGTCTCTTTGTATTTATCAACAATACTGAACAATGATTCATGATCAAAATTTACATCCATATTTTCTAGAGTTTGATTGCACACAGATATCCAGTCTTCCAGAAAGACTTTGGACAATTCATTGTAGTTAAAATAGAGAGGAGATGCTTTCATTCCCATTAAATTTTGGTGGGAGGAAGAAAATCCAATATCTACATTTTCAAGTTGCACACTATAGAAGTGTTCGGGGTAATTTCTAAAAATAGTATCGACATCAATCCAAAGCACAGGACATTTGAATTCGTTAAGTTTATCTAAAATAAATTTAGGTTTAGATAAACAATTTTCTCTATAAGAACCAAGAGATTTCTTTTTTATCAGTTCTAAATCTAAATTATAGAACTTGCAATTTTCCTGTAATCTTTTTGCACACTGCACATAATAATTTTTTTCGTCACCTTCAGTATAAAAAGATATTAGTTTCACAATTATTTTCCTAAATGGTATTTGGGAATCAATTCCCACTCATCTTTCTGCTTATGAGAAATGATCTTAATTTGCTTGATATTGGCAATTGGATCTTTTATTTTCTCTGGTTCTAGTATATCACAAAGTTCCCATTCTTCAAGTAATTTTGCGATTAAATTTCTTCTTGCAACATCAGACTCTGATATGTTACTTTCTAACTTATCAAGTATAAAGAGTTCTTTGAAGTGAACAATCGCATACTCACCTTTCTTATGGAGAATATGACAAGACTGAAATAACTTATTTTCTTTTCGTGAAGAAACTCCCATTCGAGTTAGGGTTTCTTTTATTATTAAAAAGTCGTCTTCATCTTCTAATTTTACTCTTACACCCAATCCTTTAAATACATCTACATCCTTATCCATAGTTTTAACCTCATTTTATAGTTTCACACTTTATAATATTTATAAATTAGTGTGTTTTGAGGTAAATATCAGACAGATCATCCAAAAACTCTCTACTAAGAAGAGGTAGCATCTCCTTTGCCCTTGTTCTAGAAACAGAAAAATGTCTAATCACTACAGATAAATCTTCTGATACTTCACTTTTTAATGTTTTAGAAAACCGCTTACCTTTCCTAACAGAATGCAAGTAGTATTCATAATTCATTCTTTTCGAAACACCCATATGCAAATTCATCATGTTTGCATGAAGTATCGTATCGGGAAAATAAGATAAACACCTGTTAATTACAAATGGAACATATGACTTTTCAGCAAAGTCTTCATTTTCTTCGAACAGATTTTTTTTATTGTAATTTATTGAAGTAAGAAAATCACCCAGTTTCACACTTCACCACCAATAGATCACTAAATTTCACAATATCAACCACAAATTCCCCATCCTTGTAAAATTGAGACTCATTAGATCCCAACTTCCACATCACCTCATCACCAGGCTTTACCTCGGTGACTTCTGGACCTACAGAATAAACTGTACTCCAAACATAATAATTATCCGCTACTTGATTATCGGTATAAACAATACCATTATCAGTAATCTTTTCTTCCTTGAGAGTTGTCTCAAGTGCAACCAAATCTCTCACTGGGGTAAACTTTTTCTTTTCATTTTTCATTTAAAATCACACTCCATCATAAGTTCTACCATTAAGGCAGTTAGGTTAATTTCTTGATCTGCAACGAATGCAGCTTTGTATTGATACTCACCCAAAGTGACGATTGCACTTGGAATAGAATTTGGCTTTATACTTTCAGACAATCCTTCATAAATTGCTCTGAAGATATCGGAATAAGAATTGTCTAGGTTGTTCACAACCCACTTTCTTACATCTGCGAAGTTCTTCTGACTCATCGCTTTCATAAGGTCTTTAATGTGTACATCACCTAGACTTGACAGAATACCAACATCAATCTTTCCGTTGTAAGAATACCGCTGAATTTCATTGAGCATTCTGCGGATGTCAGGAAAATGTTTGGTTACAAGTTTTGCAAGAACTTCCTGTTCATATTCAATGTTCTCTTCTTTTAGAATGTATTCCATTCTTTGAAGAATCTTCATTGCAATACCAGCCTTTTCTTCGCTGGGAATTGTAAAATCGATATTAGTAAATCGAGAGTGAATAGGAGATATGATACGGTTCTTGTAATTGCATGTGATTATGAACCGACAGTTCTTTGCAAACTCCTCGATTGCTCCGCGAAGAGCAGGTTGAATACTCTGTGCGTTACTGTAATCGAACTCATCTAATATCACAACCTTAGAATTACCATTTAAAGAAACGGTGCTTGCAAAACTCCGGATCTTAGTTCGAAGAGTGTCAATGTTACCATCTTCCGAGCAGTTGATTATAATAAAATCAGCATTAAGATCTGCACAAATCGCTCTAGCAACAGAAGTTTTACCACAACCTGCTCCTCCGTGAAAAAGCAGATTGTGACATTCATCAGACTCAACCATCTTACGGATGGTAGTTTCAATTTCAATAGGGAGTATACAGTCCTTCACAGTGGAAGGACGATATTTTTCGACGAACAATCCATGTTCTAACATAGTTTAAATCAGTCTCCATACTTACTGGATGCTTCCAGCGCGATGTAGTAAGTTAAATCCAAATCATTATTACAAAATTCACTGATAACAGTTTCTGTAAAGTTTACAGTATAGTTACCGGGATACATTCGAAGAAGGTCAGACTTGAAATTAAACACAAAGTCCTTCTCGCATGTGTTTTCTCCAAGCGTAACTGAGAAGTTATTACTTGTAGGATCGGTGCGATCATCAACAACTGCAAGAATGGTTTGTCCATCTTCGCTTGGAACTACGCTGAGATCAGGAAGTTCTAGCACCGAAGATGCCTTCTGTAATTCTGAAAAGGTTGACTGATCGATTGTGATAGAAACAACAGATTCAGGCATGTTAATCTCTCTAGTAGGAATGGTAAGAACGCTTTCATCACAATAGTGATATTTTACAGATGAACCATTCTCGTCACCGATGATAACAAACTTATCTTCAAACTCAAAATAAGGATCAGAAAACAATGAGACAGTAGAAAGGAATTTGTTCAAATCCCAAACACCAAACTTAGTTGGAAATTGTTCTTCTACTGTTGCCATAGCCATGACATTTTTAGTTGGGGTAAGTGTTTGGAATGTATTACCCTCATGAATTAAAATATTGGAATTGAGTGTAGCAAAGTTCTTAAGAATTGCTAGTGTTTCTTTTCCGAGTTTCACTCTTGTACCTGTCATCAATTTGTATTCTCCAGTTCATCTATGTCGTCAATGCGATCATAGTCATTAGATTTAGTGTAATTCTTTAATATCATCTTATGTCTATTCTTTTTTGTTTTGAATAGTTTCTTGCTACTTCTTGCTTTCATTTTATCAAATTTATCACCGTCCGCAATTTTTTTCTTTGACTTTTTCATCAAAAGTCCTCCAAATTTTCTATTAGATTTTTAAGCCTGTTATCAATCATATAATTCAACATCGATGAACGATCACCAAATTGACAATTTTCGTATGATTCAATAATTTCATCTTTAATTTCAGTTGGAATCATAGACAGATCAATAATCTGTTTATTTCGGTTCCAATTTTCTAGACAAAATTCAGGTGGAGTAGAGGAACTCTTAATTTCATCTTCGATTAATTCAATGATTTTCTTAGTCAATCTCTTCTGTCTTTTATCTTTACGAACAAAGGTATCAGAATCGGATAAGATGTTGGGAACTCCGTCCGAAGAATCTCCCTTGAGAATATGATCAAACAAATATCCACTGGGATCTTCGCAATCAATAAAACCTTTTTTCATCGGAGAGTATTGTTTTACATTAGGCAAAGATAAAAGTTGCTTGAAGTCTTTGTCATTTGAAACGATGACAATGTTTTCCTTCTCTGAATATTCATGACATAGAACGGAAATAACATCATCTGCCTCAGTTCGAGGAACTGCGATATTTCTGTAGGGAAAGTTTTCCCTAATTTCTTCTCTGATTTCATGAAGTTTGTTATAGATTCCATTCCAATCTACAACATCTGCCTTTTGCTTTTGCTTTCTATTTGCCTTGTATTCGGGGAAAAAGTCTTTCCTCCAGCAATTAGAAGAGTCATGGCAAATTACAAGATCACCATATTCATCTTTGAATTTAGATCGATACATCCTGTATGTGTTCAAAACAAGATGCCGTAAAAAACTTTTCTCTTGTAATTCTGGAGTCTTTAATGACTGAAAAATGCTTGCAATAAGTATCTGGTTGTTATCTAATAAAATCACAATTCTATCCAATACAAAACACCATCGTTTTGTTCTAGTCTAGTATACATCACTCCAGAAGATAAGTCAAACCATTTATCCCCTGACTTCGTGAATTGCGGTTCGACACCAGAGAAAAATGATGCACCTGTTCCAATTAGAGACCAACCACTGCCTTCTCGTAACGGGTGATATAAATCAGTAGATCTTGTTGCCGCATATGCCTTTTTATTAAAATAAACTAAATCATCATATTCGTATATGATTGGCAGTCCATTTTCATCAAATTCCGAGTATTCGCCTCTTAGTTTCATTTGATAACCCTAAGTAATATTGTATCCAAATTTATCCTACCAGTTGCTTCTTGTTTCTTTGCTTTGATATCTCCAAGTTCCCGAAGAACCCAGTTAATACCTGCTGTCTTTATTGTTTCAAGATCCACTTTAGATCTACCGATATTTTTGACAAAAGACTCCTCGACACTAAAATTCTGAATGGTAGTTCCCTTAATGCTCAATCCAGATTCGCTATAGTAATATGCAATCTTTTTGTATTTTACATTATAACAAATTAAACAATTAGCACCAATTATTTGCCTTGGATCTATAGATTCTATTTTCTTAAATTTATTTTTAAACTTAAGATTTTTAATTGCAGTTTCGGGATTTACTTTTCTCTTTTTTCTAACCACTTTACTGTTTTTATCGAGAACATCAATCATCATGGAAAGGTATTCTTCTACCTTTTTCAATTTAGTACTAGACATAAAAGACCATCCCTCTGCACATTGTGGATCAGATCCTTCAATCGCGCAATTGATTTCGTCCCTTGTCTTTACAAATGTTTCCTTCAACTCCCTTTGAAACTTTTTAGGAGTTCGGTATGAGTTAATAATTGCAGAAAATCTAGGTTTTCTGCTTGACTGATTGTTCTGAATCTTTTCGATATATTCATCGAACATAGATTCCAATCGATATCCTAATTCTTCTCTGCTAGTCATCATGGTTTCCAAAAAATATAAACAGGTTCATACTTTAAATATTTTCCTTTTACTTTACAAAAATTCTTACACAGGGGCTTGCCATCTTCACCCATCCTATTTTGTCCTGGCATTCCTTCGAGAGCCATTTTCAATTTATATTTATATACCAATCCCATACTTTCCAAAATATTTTTGGAATCTTCTTCTAAAGTAAGGTAGTTTCCCTTTACTAGAATATCTGCAATATTCCAAAGAAGATATCTTTCAGACGCCAACCACTCGGCACATGTTTCGAGGGTGGGTTTTAGAAATCCATCCCTCCAAGATTCATAAGAAGATCCATATTTTTTATATGATTGATTTTCATTTTCGCTGTATGCCTCTCGGTTGAAATACGGAGGAGAGGTGAAGATTAAATCTATCTTACCTTTATGATTCTGAAAGTCAAGATCTTTTTTAATTTCCTCAGAACCTAATTGATATACCGTATATTCATTTGTATCGGAGAAGAAAGAATTGGATCTTGTAGTTTTCTGGTTGTAAAAATCTGCGACCATAGAATACTTGGAAGTGCCATCGTCAAAGAAATTGTCAGGATTGGGATCAGTGCCAAGATAATGAATATGCCTATCATCCCGAACAGACATAGCACCAAGAATACGACCACCCCAACCAGCACTCGGATCATAAATTCGCAAATCTCCTTTGTCGGAGATGTGTTCAGTAAATCTTTCATACAAGTATTTAGCAGTCATTGGTGGGAAATTTACTGCGGGTTGAATATACCCAATTCTAAAAGCCTTGAAACACGCAGGGAAAATCTTTTTGCCTTTACTATACAAACGAATCGAGTAAACCCGATCATCAGACATGTTTTCAATATCGAAAGTCGAATGATGACGATATTGAAGCCACCCATTATCTTTGAACATCTGCACTTGTTCGGGTGTGAGTTGAAGAATATCACTCTGTTCTAATTGAAAGTATCCAGAATTTAACCCTTCTTTGATTTTAACTTCCTCTAGAAGAAAGTCCTTACCCTTAAATAATTCAGGTTGCATAAAGAATGCACGAATCCAATCCTCACCAGTATTCACATTCACTACAGAATACTTTGGAGAATTCTTAATTGTGGAGAGTGCGTAGTTGTAAAAGGAATCTCGACGGAAATGTCTCAGAGATCCCTTGTAGATCTGATCAAGGCGGTTAGGATCTGCAACCAAATCGTAAATCGAATAGCCATTATCCTTATCTGTATAGTTAATTCTAGTGCGGAACATGTT